AACCTTCGCTAAATGGAGCCATAGTAGTTGGAGCTACAAAAATTCTACCTGATCCACCTCTAGCTAAATTTGCTTCTCTTTCTAACTCGTATCTATTATGTTGCCCTGTTGCAGCAGATTCATTTGATGCAAAACCAATATCTTTTTCTTGATTTTCTACTGACCTACCAAATGGAATACCGCCCTGTGATGTTTGTTGAAATTCTGGTGCAATTTTATTTCCAGAAATTGATTCAGTTTTTAATCCATAGCTAGTGCTATCAGCAGGGAATGTAAATACGCTTGCCTTGTGAATGTCCTCTGCTCTTAAATCTTTTATTGGCAGCAATTCTTTTACTTGAGTTCTTTCAAATGTTTTTCCAACACCTTCTGGCAAAGGTTTAGATGGAGAAGTCGGAATATGCATACCAAGAACTCCAGCTTGCGCTGGTTTGCCAAGGTTTGCAGCAAAGCCACCACCCATTGTATTTAACGCTACATTTAAAGCCTCTTGAACGCCTTGAGGTGAATTAACATCAAACTCGCCTTTCATTGCCCTATACGGAGCTGTTAAAGCATCTATAAGACCTTGTGCTACAGTAGGCATACCAAAAGATACTTCTTTTGTTTTAATGTTCTTTTTAAACGGCAATAAATCGCCTCTTATGTATTGAGGCTCATTTGATGTTGTGCGTAAAGCTTTTGCATAAGCTTGATTTTTATCTGCCATAACGATACCTATTTCAATGTTGGAGCTATTTTGTAATCCATCAGCAATTTAGCCCGATCCATAATTTGCTGTAGGTCTTTGGCGTCAGAGCCAATGTAGCGGCCATACTTGTTATTAGTTGCGTCCATGTTAGCTTCGGCTTCAGGTTGCCCAGGTTCAATAAACTCATGAAACGCACCCATTGCAGTAGGTAACGCATTACCGTATTTTTTAGCAGCCATGCCGGACCAAACTAAATGCCTAAATGCGTCAGCAGCACCATTATGCTCTGTGTCTTTGCCATAGCGTTTAATGGCCTCTTGCTCTGCTAGGGATTTAGCATCAATCCAGCCTGGGACAGGTTGCCCTGCAAAGTTAGTTTCGCCAAGCAATGCTTTAGCTAGTTTTTTACGGTCTGCCATTAGCGTCTTTCCAATTCAAGTATATATTTACCAAGCTTTGCTGTGTCCTCTTTGCTTAGACACATACCGCCATCAATCTTTTGGATGTTGAGGATCGGTTTGAGGGGATATGGCTTTGGCATGGTAGTCGTGCAAGCTATCAAAGTGCTGCTCAAACCAATCAGCAGGATTTGCCTCAATTTGCTCACTTTCTTGTTGCACATCTTTCTGCTCCCTTTTAGCTGCCCACTCTTGGTATAGAGTAAGCAGCCTATCTATAATTGCTAACAGGTATTTCATTTGTCTGCTGTAAACACGCCTAAAGCGCCTATAACGCTTAAACCGAGTGCGACAATAGCTTCACCTTGCTCTGGTGATAAAGTCAAGCCTACGGCTGTTAAAAGGGCTATTAGACCCCTCCATGTAGATGATTCTTTGCCACGAGCTAATAAAAATGCTTTCATAACTACTCCTTAAAAGGTTTGTAAGATGGCTTTCTGTTAATAAATGTTGCTGTTAAGAATTGCTGACGCATCTTAGAGCCAAACGATACATGAACCCATGTGCCTTCTTCAATTACTTGGTCAAACTTAATTTTAGATTTATATAATGCCTTTACTACATCAATAGGTTTGCCAAATCCTGAGCAAGTAAAATCAGCAGCTAGGCCTTCCATGTGAGCTGAGTCCTCAGAGCCACCTATTTTACGATTAAGCTCCATGCACCTAAAACCAGAGCTAATGCGTAATGGATGGCCTAAGAATGTGCGTATTTTCTCAAGGTTGTCAGCCAGTGTTTTTAAGTTGTTTCTAACTGCTTGGGATGGGTTGTTGTTGATGCCACTGCGAACTGCTGTTTGTGAGAAGGTTAGCTCCTCAAGCGTAAAATGCTCGCTCAACTTCATTTAAGGTTTTCCTTGATAAAATTCATTTGACTTTTTTCTTAAAATGTGTATAATACCAATGTTGGTTGGAGGAGTCCACGCAAGTTGATGGTGCTTATTCCACCTGATAGCCAACACACTCACTCAATGTTGAATAAGGACGCATCATGCTTACACAAGAACAAGCGCAATCTAAATTAAATTACGACCCAGAAACAGGCATTTTTACTAATAAAGCAGGCTCTGTTTTAGGTTGCGATTGCAATAAATACATTTATGTTGGTTGTAATGGAAAACAACATTATGCTCATCGTTTAGCTTGGTTATATATGTATGGCTATTGGCCTAAAGTTGTAGACCACATTAATAATAACACCAAAGACAATCGCATCTCTAATTTGCGTGAAGCAACATTAAGTCAAAATCAGCATAATTCAATTATGCCTAAAAATAATACATCTGGAGTCAAAGGTGTATATTTTCACAAAGCATCGCAAAAGTGGATGGCAAGAGTTAGTATTAATTACAAATGTATCTATCTTGGGTTATTTGACAATATTCAATCTGCTAAAAATGCTGTTATAGTTGCAAGAAAAGAGCATCATGGAGATTTTGCTAAATATTAATTATTTTAAATTTTCAAGGCGATAAATTAGGCTTAAGAACTCACCGATTACCTCGTCCACGATATTCTGTAACGCAGAGTCATCTTTAGGTATGCACTTGTAACGATTTTTCTCAACATAAGCTAGTTTTTCAGCTATGCAGTAGATAGGCTCTTTATACTTTTCTTCCTCAGTCAGTATAGGTATCTCTTTAATGATTCCATAACGGCCTTGATAAGCCTCTGTTAGCTTGTCAGCCAACCCTGCTATGTCCTCATAAAAGTGACCTAATGCTTTGTGTTGAGAATAGCTTTTAGTGCGTAGATGTTCTCTGTGTGCTACATCACGGGCTAAAAACAATGTTGCTATAAATTCACCAATCATATCTCATCCTCAATATCAATAATTCCAATTAAATCTTCATCGTATACATTACACTCATGGCAGACATGAAAGTCTATGTCAGCATCGTCTATCTCATAAGGCTCACCGCAACACTCACATAGCTTAATCTGTTTCATATTTTACCTACAAAAAAAGCCCCGAAGGGCTAGGCATACTTACTCTTAAGATATTTAAGTGTTAGTGGCAATTCGTCAAAACGGCCATCCTCTACATCGTATAGCATATAGCACCCACGAAAGTGATTGTTACCTTGAGCGCCTAAGTAATCCTCATTATGCTCGTAGCACGATCCGCAGATAATAGCTGTCATCTCTTGACCGTAAGCTTTCATGGCGTAAGAGATTTGTCTGCCTTGTTGGTGACCAGCAAAGCAACTCATGTGCTTTTTAGATAGCAGTGCTGCACTAGAGCCAATAGGTCTGCCCATAGCCCCAGAAGTAAAGTAGTGAGCGTAAGCTATGCCGTCAATGACTATTACCTCTAAGAATGGTATAACTTCCCAATCTTGGTAAGGCAAGTCATCAATGGAGATAAGGCCGTCTAGCTTCCTATCCTCGTTAATAGCACGATTAATACGGTCTTCATGGTTGCCAAGCGTTAAAACCATACGAGGTTTGTATTGTTTGTGCTTAAAACTTTTAGCTTGTTTGTTGTAGTCGTATATAGGCTGTAGAAGGGCATCCATAGCCTCTCTAGCAGCCCAAATATCTTTTTGGTAGCTACGACCTTCAAATGACTTTTTACCCACATCATAAGAAGAAAGGGACTCCATATCAGCGAAGTCCCCTATACATATAATTACATCAGGCTTTTTGTCTACAAGGTATTTACCTATGCAGGTTAGGAATGTAAAATCATTCCCATCTTTAGCTTGGACATCAGGCAACACAAAGTGTGTCTTAGTGGGTTTTGTCAGGAAGCTCATAATATAGTTGTAAGTCCTCATCAGAGAAAAGCACTACGCAAGTGCCATCCTCTGTATACATTACAAACTCATCGTTGTCAATACCTACTTCTTCTATTCTTTGACCAACTAACTTGTCAAATAATGCCTCTAATTTTTGTTGTTGATTCATTTGTCAGCTTTGTGGTCAAGCTTCTCAAATATACGGTTAAGAACAGCCTCTAAACGGTCTAACCTTGATTCTAAGTCTTCTTTACGGACATAGAATGTTGGAAGATCAACCTCAATGGCTTTAACATCACGCTTAAGGTCTTGCACAGCATCCCAAAGTTGTCTAGCAAACCAGCCTAAAACAGAAAGAACTGTACCGCCTACTATATTAATTAAGCTTTGCGGATCCATTTTTATCCTTTCATTATGTATGCAAGTGCATAGTATGGAGGTAAGTTTGCATTAGTGCCGCTTGAACCAGTTGATGTATTTGTTGTGCCAACGGTAATACCTGTTGTATTTGAATTTGTGCCAGGTGTAAGAAGATTTAAATTAGAACCTGTTACCGCTCCGTTTGCCACACTGTATCCAGCGCCACTTCCGTTTGCAGATTTTAATTGAACATCATGAGTGTGGCCTGGGTCAGTTACTGTTGATGTTGCCGTATGAGTATGACTTACAACAATTGCATCGGCACTACCGCCTGTGGCCGCTACAGCATAAGTAGAACCAGCGCCAACAATAAATTTATCTCGTAAATCTGGTGTGCTATTAGAGCCGTTACATAAATACCATCCGCTAGGAATAGAGGCGATGGACCCAGACCACATTGTAATTACGCCCGAAGGAATAGCAGTAGGAATTGTTATAACTGGGTTTGATAGCTGAAATTGTGTGCCATCATAAACCACTTCAGCAACATAGCCTGAAGGTATGTCACCAGCGGCTAATGCCGTAGTTCCATTTTTAGTAATTGCTTTAGCGCCAATGCTGTTTATATTAATTGTAACAGCGCCTGTGTTAGCCCCTGCCGATACAAATATAAATTTTTGCCCAGCAGCATAAGCAGTCATACCTAAAGCGGCTACTGCTGCAATAGTATCAGCTCCAGATACACTTGTAAGGTAAGTTATAGCGCCATCTTGCAATTGACCTGCTGAAGGATACATTGTTCTAACTGTAGCATTGCCTACATTGGTGTGAGCAAATGTACCCATAGGTAAATTGGCAGATGGTGTAGTTTGACCATCAGAGGCTACAGATCCTGTTAAGGCGGTGGCCATATCTGCTAGGGTGTTATTAGCCCATGTTGATGAGATTGTGGTCCCTGTGGTTACAGGGTTTCCTGCTGGCAGGTTGTATGTGCCTGAACCGTTGCGTGCCATTTATTGCTCCTCTTGATTTGATAGCAGTCTTGCTAATGTTGCTGCTGTTTGATTTAATGGCAATTCACCCATTGCGGCCTTAGCGTATGGTGCTGCCTTACCTGCAACCCTAGCAGTAGCTCCTGCTGCTTGAGCTGCTTTACCTACAGCTCTTGGAGATTGCAACGCCATCAATGGTAATAATTTTAATGAAACTAAACCTTGCAAAGCGGCTGGAAGGTGACCTAAAGCACCTGCTACAGCGCCAATGTCTGCGCCTTTAGCCAAAGCTTCAGCTAGTTTCTTTTGTGGCAAATAAGTGCCTAAATCAACACCAGCTTGTTGAGCCATTTTAACTTGTTCTGGCAAGCTTAGTTTTGAAAAGTCTTCATACTTGGGAAATATCTCCCATAACTTTTTACCTGCAGCCGTGCCTTCTCGTTCTAATTTATCGTAAATATCCCAAGAACCTTGCAAGTCTGGTCTTTTGCCTCTAGTAGCATCAATTGCAGTGGCCGCCCATTCATGAGGCAATCCGTGTTGTCTAGCATAGTTGTAAACCATTCTGTTTACTACTGGAATGTCTTTACCTTCAGAGATAGCTGCTTTTAATTCTGGAGATGTAGATTTTCCAACTTGATATGCAACATTAATAGCATTAGGATCAATAACGCCAGAAGTTCTGCCTAAAACAGCAGCAGGTACTTTGCTTAAAGCTTCAGTAACAGGCTTTGTGTATTTGCCCATATTAGGAATGTTTTGGCCTACAGCAGTCATAGCTGGGCTTACTTGCCCAACTTGACCAATACCTTGTAAACCCTCAATACCTGATTGCCTAACAATTTGACCAGCTTGACCTAACATTGAATCTGCTGGCCTTTCGCCACCATAAACAAGGTCTTGCATAGAGCCAAACTTACCGCCAGAAAGCATCTCTGCTGTTTTGTCTAATAAAGTTTTTTGTCTTGGTTGAACTTTAACATTAGACATAGGTGACGGAATGTCATTATAAACTGGCTCGTCAAAATCTTTGGCGCTAGATAAATCAAATCCTTGGATGGCTTTAGCACTAGCTAAATCAAATGCCATTATCTAACCTCCTCATATTGACTTCCGTCTGGACTTACATAAGCTTTGTTTCCAGCCTTGTCAGTTTTTAATGTCCAGCCTTTAGCGTTAACTCTAGGTGTGCCACTTCGACCACTAATCTCTGCTCGCAATCTTTCACGAACCTCTTTAGGCGCTTTAGTTTCAGCTTCAATCTCTTTTCTTAGAGTTTCAACTGCTGCATTGTAAGCTTCTTTAGATTTTGCCTCAGATAATATCTTACGAGCGTGCTCTCTGTCTTTTACGGTACCAACACCAGTAGGACTAATTGCACGAGAGTAAGTATTTACAAGACCGTTGTTAGCCGCTGCAAATGCGTTCAAATCAGGATTGTTTGTTTGCTCATTAAACATAATTTGAACTTTACCAAATGGTAAGAACCCACTTCTTTCAATTTTGTCAGACGCTGCTCTTGCAATTGGCACGATATTCAAGAATCCGCTACCAGCCAATTCAACATTTGCACCTCTAGTGCCTACAGCTCGTTCGCCAGCCATTAAGCCCATAAACTCAGCATTAGCAGCCGCAATATCTGCACCAGTCCAACCACGCTCACGCATTTTGTCATTCATGCGTTTGCGAATAGCAGCCATATTGTATTGACCAGAATTGCCACGACCTAAATTAGTAAGCGCACTTTTATCGCCAGCTAAAGCTTGATCTGAAATCATGTCTACTGTTTCAAAATCAAGTTTGCCGCCTTCTTTTTCATCAAGTTTGCGTTTAATTTCTTCACGCCTTAATCCTAATGACTCTGTTTCATAAGCTGTCATAGCTGGTTTTGGTGTCATTGTTACGCCAGGTAACTCTTCTACTTTATTTGTTTTAATGTTTAAACCAATCATTTTTCCTGTTTGTGGATCAGATTGCACATTAGTGTATTGAGATTTAGGATCTTCTGGAGCTGAGAATAAAACTTCACCTTTTTTACTTACAAGGTTTTTTCCAACTACCATTGGAGTTTCTTCTTTAAACCTACTTGATACAAGAGCCTCAACAAGTTTAGGAGCGTAACTAGAGTCAACTTTAGACAATTCGCCAATAAGCTCTTCATTGCTGTAAGGTTTATAAACTTCACGCTGATTGCCAGCCTCATCAGCTTCAAATGTAGGTTTTCCTCTCATCAACTCTCCAAGTTTTTGAGCTTTAGATTGTTGAGCTTCACCGTATTGCTGCATAGCTTCTTTTTCTTGTTTACCAGCTACATATGTGTCAGCCAATCCAGCTAAATGCTGTGTCCATGATGGGGCTACATAGTGCCCTGATACCATTTGACCTTGAGGCGCTTCTTGTTGACGCAAGGCATCTGCAAATTTCATTCTGCGCTGCAATTCAAGTTGCATCATTGCATCGTCTTGAGGCATTTGTTCTTGTTGGTTAGGCATAAAACCTTGCATAAAATCATTCCAAGCCATATTAAACCCCTAACATTGCGTAATTGACACCTTTAAAGCCATTGTCCATCTCAACAACAGCTTCAGGCATGATAGCTTCAACTTCTTGCGCCATAACACCCACTTGTTTACCTTCAGGCAAATCATAGCCATCTTTGTAATTGTATGAGTAAAGATTAAGGCCATTATCTAATGAACCCACTTTTTTAATGTTTTCTTTAAGATTTATATCTGAAGCTGTTATTGCAGCACTACCAAGCTTCATTAATCCACCCATAAATCCGCCAGCTCCAGCGTTAGCAGCATTGGCGCCAGCCACTTGATTTGCATATTGAGCTTGAGTAGCTCCTAATATATCAGGCCCAGCAGTTGCGGCTTGTTGAACCGTATTTCCAAAAGATGGATTTTGAACTTGTGAGCCTGTACGCAATGCGTTAATGACATTGATAGGTTGCATTTGATTGTAAGCTTCTTGCTGGAAGGCTTGCTGATTAGCGCCTAGGCCAACATTCATGCCACTTGTGATGGCGGCAAGTTGACGATCATTTTGATTCATTGCCAATTGGCGTTTAGCGTTTTGATAGGCTTCTGTGCCAGCAGCAATACCTTGGTTGGCTAATTGAGCGTCAGACATTTCGCTTTCTTGAGCAATTTGCGGAGCTAATCTACGCATGATAGCATCAGAATATGTTTCGCCAGGATTAATGCCATAAGATGGCAATTTAGACATATCAACACCAGGCTGACTTAACATATCATTAGCGTAAGCTAAGCCTTTGTTGGCTGTAGACATTAAACCTTCATTAAGCTTTGTTTCTTGATTTAAAATAGCTTGTTGAGCTGGGTCTAATGTTTGTGTGGCAGTGTAAAGCGTATTGCCGTATTCGTCTTTCCCAGGATTGGCTGTGTAAGTCAAGCTGCCGTATGGAGTTACTTGGTTTGTGCGATTGGCAGCAGCAGTAGCCCTTGCAGCCTCCAAGTTGCCAGCAGCAGTTTCTCTAGCAGCAGCAACAGTATCAGGCGCTGGTGGTGCTTTAGCTTTACCGTTGGCCATTGATATAAATGGGTCACGAACACCCTGCAACCTTAATTGCACAAATTTACCTAGCATTTTTTTTACTCCAATTTAACATTTTGCAGTTTTCAGGCCATAGGGTCATTATAAGTAAATCACCATTACGACCTGCATCTTTTAAAGTTGTTTCTATTACAAAACCTATTTTATGATTAAGGCTTATTGCTTTGTGGTTGTCGGCTTCTACAGTAGCTGTGAAGCGTTTAACCTTTACTTGATTAAATATATAGTCTGCCACTGAAAACCAGTATTGCCTTGCAGGTGGTGAATCAATGCGTTGATGACCAAACATATTATTGCCGTTCCAATTCTCAAAGGCCGTACCAGCAACAATAACACCATCAATTTCCCAACCAAGAGCAGTCATGCCCTCGGTATAAGAGCCTACTTTTTCCATCACCCAACGAGCTACATATTCGCCTTGGACTAGCATTACAGGATTGCACCGCCTTCTATAACAATGTCCGTAGCAACCCATCTAACTTGTATGCCAGAAGCAGCAGTTTTAACAATAGGTGCGCCATAATAGCCAACGCCATTTAGACCTTGCCAGTTTTGCAATATAGACAATGCACCACCCCATGTGCCAGCATCCCATAATGCAGAATCCCATTTAGAATATGTTGAAGGCGTAAAATTTAATGAAGCAGTAGGTGAGTCTGTATTAAAATCAATGTTAATGCCAGCGTAAATAGCTGGAGCGCCATCGGTCCTAAATATAGGACGGCTCATAGTAAATCTTTTAAGTCTACCAGCGCCATTGAAGTTATTAAAAGCTTGCAAGCCTAATGCTGTAATGTTGTTTCCATCGTCTGCGCTAGTATACCAAGCATGGGCTACATAACCATCGCCACCAAAATAAGGCTCATCGTTGTACATTTCCATACAATTAGCGTTCCAGCCAGTGTAATTGCACCAAGCGCCTGTAATTGTATTCATTACATATTGTTGTTGATTTTGACCTTCTTGCACAGGTACATTTAACCATAATTGGTTGATGGTTGGTACATACATTATTTGCCAACCAAAATTACCTGAATAACTTGTTACAGCAGCAGAAATTGCAAATTGAATTTTATCTGTAATAGCTACTCTAGGTTGAACCCTGGATGATTGCAAAGCGCCTGATAATGGCACTACACCATCTTCACAAATAATAAGCATATCGCCAGCGTATTTGTATAAGCTTCTACGGCCTACTGGTGAACCAATATCCCAAACACCAACCATAGCCCAAGTTGTTGTTGATGTAGGGTCTGTGCCTTGATAAACAATAATTTGACCTTTATTGGTCATAATTACATAGTGATCATTTACACCGTTACCTGCATCGATTGTCCATGTGCCATGAGCTACAATGTAACCACCTTTAGTCATAAATGGAGCTACATCTACAGCGGCAGCAGCACCAGCAATTGACTGCACTGGCAAATACCAAACTTTAAGGCTGTTATTTTCAATAAAAAATTGTCGTTGAGCGTAAAGTATAGGATCACGCAGAGTGGTAGCCGTAACACCTGTGATTGTTGGAGTAGACCATGTTGAACCGTTATAGTTACGAGGTGCATCTACGCCATTGGCCATGGATAAAAAGTTGCCACCAGAGGTTGCAATGTTGCAGTAACCCCAGCGTGAATTAGTTAACCCAGTAACCACAGCAGAGCCTACAGCGCCTTGAGATGATGCGTCATACACTTTGCCACCAGCAATAGCAAATAACTTGTCTGTAGCTGCTCCAGAGTATGCCATGAGGGTTTCTACTTGCCCTGTAATACCTGTGGCGTGTTTTGCGTACCCATCTCTTAATGCAACTTCAGTTGTTGCTGGATACCAATTTTCAAGAATAACAGCGTCAGAAGGGGCCATGGCTGGCAATGCGTCCCTAGCGTTCCATCCACCTACTGGTGCTGGCAGTGATACTGGCTGTGATACAGCTCTTTTAGCTCTAGCCATTATCTATCCTCTATATCTTTAAATGGGTTTAATCCTTGCGCTCGTCTTTGATTTGCCCATTCTTGAGCTTTTTTGTACGCAGAATCTGTAACATTTTTACCGCTAATGATTTGTGTTAGCTCTTCTTGATTTAATGTAGGCACCATAGAAGGAAAATCACCTTTTTCATCGCCCACACCAAACTCTGTCATTATGTTACCGTTTAAATCGCTAATAGGGCCAAGCCATCCTGATGTTTTTGGCATCATTTGCCCACCATAGCCGTTGCCTTCTGGATAAGCTCTTAATCCATAAGGTGTTGGACGATTGCCATATATTAAACCACCTTGTTGAGCTGATTTTCCTAACAAGGCCGCTAATTTTAAAGCTTTGTCTGCCATTGTTAAGCTCCGTAGTTAGCGTCTGGTATGTTTTCCCAACCAATTAATACATTGGCCGTTCTTGGTGCTAGTGATATTGTTGGTGA